CTTCGGCGGACCAGGGACGCCCAGGCTTGTTCCCGCCTTATCCGCCGAGGGCGGGGGCCGGAGGCTCAGGCTGTCCGGGGTTCACCATGATCTGCCGTAACGCGGCGCGGAGGGCTTCAGTGGCATCCCGCAGACCGGCCTGGGCCCGCCTGAGAGCGGGGGCCGCAGCCGGAAATTGGCTGGCCATCTGCCCGAGCATCATCTCGGTCTGCATGACTTGCTGAAGTCCCTGCCCCAGCATGGCGCTCATCCCGCCGCCGGGACCGCCGCCTTCGGCGGTCGCGGCTTCTTCGGGCGAGCCTCCCGCGCCAGCCGTCCCGGCCAATGTCGCCGGTCCAGGCGCAGTTCCTGCGGGACCAGGCGTTGGCGTGTCGTCGGGGGACCGGAGTCCGGGAGGTGCCATGCGTTTCGAAAAATCCTTGCCGATTGGTTACGGGCTCAAGTTAAAGTTCCGGGGGCCGCGCGGCGCGACCCCCTCAAAAAAAAACGGAACCTACCGTTTCTTGCGACGACCACCACGGTGACGTCCTCTCCGTGCCATATGGCTTCTCCTTTCTTCCGACCGCTGGCCTTGCTGCCAGCTATCGTTACTCGGAGCCGAAAACACGCCCCCACAAGACAAAGGCCCGCTGCCTTCCCAGGACGCGAAAACCATGGGAGGGCAACGGGCCTTAGCTTGCCGAAAAAACTCCGGAGCGGGTTTACCGTTTCCTAAGGAGGACTATACGGGCCGGATCAGGGGATTGTCAAGATTTGCTGCGCTGCGAGGTCTTCCACTCCGCCATGCCGTTGGGCCTGCCCTCGGAGAAATGAATGGTCAGCGCCCCGGTGCCCTGCAGGCGGCGGATCTGGTCCATGGCTTCCCGGATGCCGGTCACCTCGAAGCGCACGCTCTCCTGGGTTTCCGCGCGGGCTCCCGGCATACCCGCCAGCGAGCGCAGCAAACCGTTAAGATCGACGTTTCGACTGCGCACGGCGAGCCTGGCGTTTGAGGACTCCGCTGGCCATGCGGATGGCCTGTCCGGCCGGTATTCCGCGCCCCTCCGCCGATTCGCGAATGTGCTCCCATTGGCGGCGCTTCTTGGGCGTGTTGGCTTTTCGGGTGTGTTTCTGCGCTGGCATTAGTGTTTACTCTCCCTCACGATCGGGCGCACGCCGCCCTTGTTTTCCAGCGTGGGCGTGGTCTGCGCCGTGGGCGGCCTGCCCGTCTTGCGGCCTCCCGCGCCGCCCTGCTGGCCGCCGCCCAAGGACTGCTGGATTCGGGCCTGCATCTGCATCCAGGCCAGCCAGCGCTCCAGGATGGTTTGCGCCTTGCGCAGCTCGCCTGAATTGGGATCGGGGATGGTGGGCACCTCGCCGAAATTTTTGATGTCGAACAGCTCGGCCAGCGTCCACGGGTCGAGCGGGAACCCTCTCGACTGCAGCTGGATGTAGAACAGCTTGCGCGAGACCGAGTTGAACTCATGCAGCGAATAGGGCGTGACCGTGAAGCTGAAATTATCCTTGTGCCAGCGGGCCCGCTCGAACTGGGGCACGATCTCCCCCCGCGCAAAGTACGCTTCCCACTCCTCCGGAGCCCCGAATTTACGGCGCATTTCGACACTCTTCATGTCCGGGCCGCCAGCGCTCTTCCAGGCTTCTTCGTCGGCATAGGGAATGAGCGTGCCGGGGCGGTAATCGTAATCCTCTTCGGCCAGGCCCTCGGGACCGAGGATCTGCATGCGCTTGGCGGCGGTGTAGAACTGGAAGAAGCAGCTCTTCCACTGCTCTCCCAGGCTGCGTACCGACTCCTCCATGTTGCGGCTCTGGTCCTTGATGAGCGGCCCCAGCTGCTCGAGAAGCTTCTCCACGCTGTCGCCAGAAGGGAGCTGGCGCGCGCGCGCCATGGCACTGGCGTCGGCGATGCCCATCTGCTCTTTCATCATGCCGGTGAGCATCTGCTGCGCCTGCAGGTAATGGGCGGGATACTCGTACCACTGATAGGGCAATAGCGGCCCCATCTGCTGCGCCAGGGGCACCAGCGAAAGATCGAGCCCCACGACCTGATTGGGAATGCGGGTGTTGATGGTTTGCGCCAGCGCCGCCGCCTGCGAGTTGCGGTCGAAGGCGCGCGGCGGCGAGAGGCGCGCGTTCATGGCATCCACCATGCCGCGCCACATGTCGATCGAGGCACGCTCGAGCGACTGGCCGTAGCGCGTGATGGGGAAGCCCAGGAAATTCCAGGCCCAGTCGTCGGCGCGCAGCTGCGCCAGCGGCACCTTGGCGTGCCACCAGGGCGAGGCCTGACAGGTGGGATCGGGATTCACGATCACGCCCAGCATGTCGGTCCCGATCGCGACCACCAGCCGCCGGTTGGGATAGAGCAGGCAGTCCTCGCGCGTGGCCTTCTTGAACTTTCCCTCTCCCAGCGGGATCTCCTGGCCCACGAAAGGCACCTCGTAGCTCCAGCTGGTGCCGTACAGGCCATCGGGGCCGCGCATCTTGACAGGCTCGCCCGTGTCGTTATAGCTTTCCTGGTCGTCGACGTAGATGTAATAAACGTCGACCATGGCCCAGGGCGCGGCTTCACGCTCGTAGCGCGCGCCCGGGCCGAAACGCTTCAAAACCGCAGAGGCGAACTTGACCGCCTGGCTGATGACCACGCCATGGCCCGCGCGGGCGTCGCGCGCGGGCTTGATCTGATCCACGTAGAGCGGAAACAGCCGCCAGGCCTCATGCACGGGCGTCTCGACTCTGAGCGCCACGGCGTAGGCCTTCTGCAGATCGTGCTGGCGGCCCATGCCCACCGGCAGCACGTCCAGGGGGCCGTAGGCGTCCCAGACGATATCGCCCTTGCCCTTGTACCAGTAGTTGGGATCGTAGCGCGTGCCCACATAGCCGGTCCCGGCGATCTCGGCGTACTGCCAGGCCTTGCGCAGTCTCCTATCCGCGAAAGTCATGGACTGCCAGGCCATGAAGGACTTGTTGAGAATGCCCTCCTGGCGCTTGAACTCCTCCATGGTCGATTTGAATGCGGGGATGATGCGGATGTTGGTTTGCGCCGCGATCAGCTCTTTGGCGTTGCGGACGGTCTGATCCGTGCGCATCTTGGAAAGCGTGCCGATGGGCGTCGACTGCGTCTCGCCGTTGACCAGGTCGAGTCCATCCTGGATAAAGGGATAGGCCGGCTGCAGGCGCAGATAGGAGCGGCCATCGCTGACGACGTCCTTGGCCCAGGCGAGCAAGGAGTCGGCGGTCGCGATCTCGCGGTTCGCCGCGCCGGAATCGTCTTCAAAGGGCGCGGGACAAAGATACGCCGAATCCACTCCCGGCATACAGTGATTCTAACCGTGGTCCCGCAATTTCAGGATTTACGTTCGCGCCAGCCGGTCTCGGGGCCGCTGTAGGAATTGCGGTGCCCGCCATCGAAGCTGAACACCTGGATGTGAAAGTGCGGATCGAGATGGCGCTGGCCGCTCCGCTTTTGGTCCCGGCGGCGGTCGGCCCACTGGCGGGCCGCACGCTGCAAGGCTTCGGCGCGCGCGTTGCCGCGTATGTAGAACTTCGATCCATCGGCGCGCATCACCCAGCCGCGCGCGTCCTCCTCGCTGCGCCGGTCCTTGACGCCCGCGTCGTCGAGAGCCTGGCGCAGGTCGCGCGCCTGCTCCATCTTGCGGCGCTCGATCGAGTTCACGCGCGCCACGAACTTGTCGGCCTGGGGCAAATCGGTGATCTCCACGCGGTGATATCCCGGGGGGCACGGTTCATCGGCCTGCCCGGGGTAGGAATACCGGTCGGGGTCCTGGTCGGCCTGCCACACCACGATCGGCTCGAAGCGCCGCGCCTGGCGCTCGCGGAGCGGTTGATGCCCACCGGGAGATCCACACATCGGCCAATCACCGATATGGAGTTCTAGCCCACAAACGGGACAGATGGTTGCTGGCATGTAGCTATCTTCTTCCTGTAAAGCTTTACGGGCATTGAGAAAGCCTGTTCGACCGTCATCCCTTTCTTGTATATTCGATCCTTTATGGTTTCACGATTGAGACCAAGTTCCCTAGACCACGCCCGCAGAGGCAAAGTTCGACCATTAAATGTCAAATTGTGGTTGCTTCGCTTGTTGTGCGCTTGCTCAGAATCTGTTGACCAGCGACAATTATCAGGCTTATATGGGCCATTCGTGTCTTTACGGTCAATACTGAGACTGTCTTGATATCCGCTCCTCAACGCCCAGTCTGCGAAGTTCTCGAAAACCATCCATTCAGGGCAAATTGTAATACCTCTTCCGCCATAATCTCGATAATGTAAGTGGGTCTCGAGTAAACACCGCTTTTTCATGGATCTCCAGATCCCATACAGACGAGTACGGGCCATGCCGTGCTTTACCGAGAACTTACCCATGGCGTCATCATCGCTCACTTCTGCCTTTTCACATCCGCGATTTTGGTGCCGCTGTATTTATTGCGGATCAAGCTCCAGAAGACCGTCCCTCCGCC